TTAACCTCATCACCAGATGCAATTGTTTTAGCAGTTGTCAAAGCACCATAAAATAGTAAATTACCAGCTGCAGATGCATCCCATACCGCAACGTGAGTAGCAGATGCCGTCGCCGTTGCACTTGATGTAATAGTAAACGCAGATGCATTCGTAATTGTACCATTTCCACCTGTGCCTCTTGTCCAAGAACCGGCTCCAGATGCAACTTGGTATCTTGTAAAAAGAGCAGTACCACCAGATCCTGAGTCTGTTGGATCACCATTATACAATTGTACAAAAGTAGCAGTTGGAGCAGTCATTGATGTTCCTGCTATCCATCCTGTTATTTGGTCTTCCAAATAATTTGAAAAAGCCGCCATAGTTTATTAGTTTAAATTATTTAAAATTAGTTCTCTTTTTTTGTTCTGCTTATCCACTCTAAGCACATCGTTTAAATACTCTCTTCCCTCCTTCACTATCGCCTCTCTGTCAAAGTCCTTGTTTTTAATTGCCTCCATAACATCGCCAAACTTCTCATACTTTATTACACCTGGAATGTTGTACTCTGGTATTCCCTTTGGCGCAATCGTTACACCGCCAGCGACTAACATCTCAATGGCAAATATATTGCTCTTTGCAAAGTTAAAATCGTTTTTGAGTAACGGAAATAAGCCGTAGTGACATTGGCTATTATTTAATGTTTCAAAGTAGCCAAATAAACTACTATTCCATTCCTTTGTTTTTACCTTTGGAAACAAATGAGCCATAATAAAATCTTGAATGCCAAGCATGGCAACATCGCAGCTTTCATCTTCCGCTAACTCATTTATATAACTTGAAATGCTGCCTATGTCATCCAAGTGGTGCATTGAGCCTCTCCAAATAAATCTTATCTTATCTTCTATCTTAGGCACTGGCATAAAAGGTTGGATAATTGGATTCCATCCATTATTTATAACCGTACTTGCAATGCCTTCGTGATAGGGCATATAATACTTTTGCAATGCATGAGTAGAATAAATAATGTGGTTAGCAAAGCCAAAGCAATCCTCCACCGTTTTACGCATTGCCTCATGGCTTAGTCCAATGTGTGCCGGGTTAGTGCGTGTTGTTTCGTGCAGATTATCGTCATGGTCAATAATAATCTTCTTACCCATCCTCTTACACTCTCTTAGCATCTCAAAGTAAGGCATGCCATTCGGAGACTTAGCCACCACAACATCAACATCCATTAAATCATACCACTTTGCCGATTCAATGGCAAGGTATCTTATATCATGCCCCATGTAGGCATAGCAGCCAACTGTCCGGTAGAAGTCGGTAGCTGGAGAGTTGATGTTAGTAAAAATGGCTATTTTCATCGTGTTAGGTTTATTTCTTCCCAGTTGCCTGTTTCCTCATTCCATTGGTACATTTTCCCATCGTTTGGATAAGGTATTGGTGATTGCCAAAGGCAACTTTGTTCGTTCAATGTCCATGAAGGAAATGGTTTAGGTGGGATAAAAGCATCCTTAATGCTATCGTAATAGTATCCAATACCAGCATAGTTTTTGCGGAATTTTCCGTTATAAGATGTTTGTTTCCATAATGGATAATTTAATAAATTAGACATAAAATCTATGCCTTTTTGTTCTATTTCAACACCATTAACAGTTATCATATAGTTATCTAAAACTAAAACCTCAAGTACAAAATTATTTTCATCAAGTTTTGCAAAGTGTGCCATCTTAACTAAATTTTATTGAACCAGAACCATTAAAGGTAAAAATAAAATATATACCACTTGTTGACCTTGTACCACCGCTATAATCAGCTGAATTAGTGATATCGATAGTTGAGCGTATAATTACAACTCCAGAACCACCAGAACCACTTGTTGTTCCTGAACCACCACCACCGCCACCACGATTTGTGGTTCCTGAAATTGCAGGGTTTCCAGCATTTCCACCACCACCAGCACCACCAGCACCATTATCACCATTAGCATTTCCGCCACCACCTCCAGCATAGGTAACAGAAGAACCAGAAATGTCAGTAGCTCTACCAGCACCACCAGCACCACCAACAGCAGCTGTGCCATTAACGCCAATAGCACCAGCACCACCACCACCGCCTGCAGCACCACCTAATGTAGTTGCTAAACCATTACCACCAGAAAAACCTTGTCCTGATGGAGAAGCAGAACCACCAGAACCACTTGTTGTATTAGCGTTTTCTGCAGAACCACCGCCACCTGAACCACCACTTGAGCCATTACGACCTGATACGTTAGCACTTGAACCTCCACCACCTCCAGTTGAAGTAACTGTTGTGATACCAGTTCCCGAAATAGACGAATTAACTCCATTTGTGCCATTACTTGCACTTGATGACGAACCAGCACCACCACCACCTATTGTAATAGTGTAAGATGTTCCTAAATTTAAAGACAATTTAGATTCTAATGAACCACTACCTCCTGTACCTACAACTGTACAACGCATACCACCAGCCCCGCCACCAGCTCCGTAATTTAATCCACCACCACCGCCACCAGCTAAAACAAGGTAATCAACGGATACAGTAGGTGCAGCCGCAGTTAATGTCGCACTCGTCACGGTTGCCGCTCCGCTTACACTTGCCGCAATATTCTTAGCCGTTGTTATTGCTGATGTCGTTGTGCCGTTTGCAGTTAAAGAACTTTCAAGCGTTGCCGTTCTAAACAATTCAGCATTTGTTACAGAACCAGCAGCCATTAGCGATGAAACAAAAGTAACACCAATGCCAGCCTCAACACTTGTCTGTGCCGTTGCAGTCATGTCTGCAGAAATAATCCTCGTTATCTGTGCATCAACCGTTGTTTGTGCCGTTGCGTTTAACTCAGCATTGACTGTATATGATAGCGTAGCATCTGCTGATGTTGTAGCAATCGCATTAGTTTCAGCATTAACGGCAATTGTCAACTGTGCCGCACTTTCAGTAATTGCAGCAGCATTCATAGATGCCTCAATTACTTTAGTAAGTGTAGCGTTTAATTCTGTTGTTGCACTTGTGCTTGAACTACTTTCTAATGTAACTGTACGATAAATATCAGCAGAAACAGTGCCTAATCCTGTTAAAGCTGCATCCAAACTTACTAAACCTTGCGTCACAACATCAACCGCAGCCGATGTCGTAGCATTTGCATTTAATGTACTTGATAAAGTTTTGCTCACCAAAGCATCACCAACTAAAGTAGCATTTGCACTTAGTGTGCTATCTATATTTATAGCTTTTGTCATCGCAGCAGCTAAAGTGCCATTTGCAGTAACATCGCTATTAATTTTTATCACTTTTGTAGCATCAGCAGAAATATTGCCAGATGCGGAGAGGGAAGAGTCAAGTAATACTTGACCTTGTTGGCTAACAACTATTTCAGCGTTCGTAGTTGCTATTGCATTCATAGCCGCAAGCACATTATGTATTACCTTCACATTGGATGATAGGCTTGCATTGGCTGAAAGAATGGAGGCAACGGTAACACCGGTAAGTATGTAGGAGTCGTAGAACTCGCCTTGAAAACTTATAAATCTTCTATCGTGACTTACCTTTATATTTCTAACTTGATACAGTTTGTCATTCCATATAATACGACTTTCTTCGTCTATGCCTGTCGTATATCTTATAGTAAAGTCGCTTATATTTTTAGCAGTATTCTTTCCATCAATTACCGTTTCATTTGATGGAGGTAACTTGCTTTCGGCATTCGCCCAAACTATGGCACTATCTGCCCATGACTCCTGGGCAAAGCCTGTATCTGATTTTGAACGCGTGACATTTTGGATGGTAATCCGATCACGCATTCGACCAATAATTTCATTTTTGTTGTATTTCATTAGAAATATTGAACTCTATATTGGTCTAAAAGATATTGAGAAGCCGTTGGTAGCTTTCTAACGTAATCTTGTCTATTCTCGTATGTATCAGCTATCATTAATAAAATAGCTTGTCTTATTTGGTATGGTACACCGCTACTTTCTGTGTCGTAGCCAGCCGTATAAGTAATCGTAACATCATTTATATTCCCATATAGTGTTGGCCATGTCTTGCCGTAGCCAAGCGTTAACCTTGCAGGCTTACTGAATGTGTCAACGACATAGTTAGTTGATGCAAATGTTTGCGTAGTATTTTGGCTATCTGCGTACTGGAAATTAGTAACTGCAATAACTGGAGATACACTAAGATAAATAGTAGGATTTGACAACCTATCAAATTTCTCAGTTATTGTTTGTGTTATTAATGCTTGGTTAAGATAACTCTCTGCCACCATCCTTGCACCTTTAATTAAAGTATTTATCATTGTGTCCTCGTTTGAGTCATCAATCTTTAAATAGTCTTTAACCTCTTGCAATGTCCAAGGTTCATTTACCGGTGCAGTCGTTACTTTCCAACCCATTTTATTATATTTTAAAATGGAGGACTATATTTCAAGTCCTCCAGATTAGATCCCCAATGAAAGTTTACAGATTCTTAAGGTGCTTAATTGCAGCCGTATTAAGCAACTTGCCATCATACCTTGCATACATTAAGAAACCTATTTCCATCTCATCCATGAAACGCTCACGCAATGGCACAAGGACATTATTAGCAACCGCACGGATTATATATTTGCTCCAATCTCCAAAGTATATAATCTTTGCATCTGCAGCTTGTGTAGATGGTAGATCATTATTCACAAAGAAATTATAACCTAATAATCTATCAGGTGTACCTTCTCTCAATGATGGCTGGAACAATGGATTGTTTGATGTATCGAAATTTAACTTTCTTACCGCACTTAAAATCTGGTCATGCATCATAAATGCAGCAGATGGTGAGTTACGGTAAGCAATGTCAACTGAATGAACAAGATCAACAAGATTAGCAGCAGTAAATGCGCCAGTAGATGCAGATTCAACACCTGATGGAGCAGCGTCTTTAAATCCTGTTGGTTTACCAGAACCATCACCGGTAGTAAATGCAGTGTTCAACGCTCTACCTAAACGCTCGCCTAACATGATTGGTAACTCACTGTTTAATAGTCCAAACTCATCATTTGCCCACTCAACAGATACTTTCACTAATGTGTTACAAACGTGAGCAGCAAAAGTCTCACGAGTAAATGTCATGTCCTGAACAGTTACCGCTCCACCTTCTGTATGCCAGTTAGCACTTGTTCCGGTATCATTTACCTTTGGCCAGTACAATGTGCCAGCTTGAGGAGTAGTGATTATACGGCTAACCTGTAACATAGGTCCGTAGTAAGCCATTGTTCTTTCCAACTCGTTTGAGAATTGGTAAGGAATTACATAACCACCAGCTAAACCAGTCTCAGCCGTTGTAATAGTTGCAGTACCACGCATCTCACGAAGCAATGAACGCTCAGTGTTGTTTAACTCTCTTTTTGCAATAGCCTTCATGAATGCAGAGTGGTACTCTGGCGACTTTACAATCTCTCTTTGATTAGTAGGCATTGCAGCAACTGTCTGCTCAACCTCGCTTAATCCTCTTGACTCAGAGTTGATTTCATTCCATCTTTCTAAACGAGAAATCTGGTCAGTATAACTTTTAAAAGAGGCATCCGCCTGATCCCACTGTGCCAACTCATCAGCTGACATTAAGCGACCTTCGGCTGCTGCTCTTTTTTGTAGGTCTTCCATTATCGCATAATCGGAAGCCCGCTTTTCTCTTAATTCCTTAGAATTC